TTATGGTGATGGGTGAGAAGTAATGGGTAAAGTTGTATTTACTAACGGATGCTTTGATATTCTTCATCAGGGACACTATGCACTCTTTGAATATTGTAGAGAGTTGGCTGGTGATGACGGGCAAGTTGTTCTTGCACTCGATACTGATGAAAGAATTCGTCAGACTAAGGGCAATTATGTTCTTGGAAATGAAGACCCCATGAACCATGCAAAGAGACCTCATCATAATGAGTTTGAACGACAAATAAATCTTTCTCCTCCGAGAGAGAATCCTTTAAATAAAAAACCATTTGCTGATGTAATTAGATTCTTTGACAGTGACGAGGATCTTATTCGAATCGTAGAACAAGTTCAACCTGATATCATGGTAAAGGGTGCTGATTGGGAAGGTAAACACATTATTGGTAGTGAACATGCAAAAGAAGTTAAGTTCTTTAGAATTGTCGGAAATTTCTCAACGACTAGAATCCTTAAAAATCTTGCTGATTGGGGAGCAATGCCGAGATGAATATCATTACGGGACGGTAGACAGGATTAGTCCTGAGGCACCTGTTCCCGTTTTTGATTATGAGAGAACAGAGGTCAGACCTGGAATGGCTGGAAATGTATATCATAATCTAAAAGCATTTGGATGTAGCGTTGATTTTATTACCAATGAAGAGCATAAGATTATCAAGAGAAGGTTTGTTGATTCTCGATTGAATCAACAACTTCTAAGAGAAGATATTGGACATGAAGTTGAATCTCTTTTGATTCAAGACCTTCCAGATCTTAGTCAGTATGACGCCGTTGTGTTCTCGGACTATGCAAAGGGATTGATTAACTGGAACTATGCTAGAGAAGTTTGTAATAAAGCAAACTGCGAAATCTTTGTAGATTCAAAAAACATTGATCTATCATGTTATCCAAACTCCGTGATTAAAATCAATCAGAAGGAAATGGATCAAGGCCCATGCTTCTCTCAACCTTATGAATTGATCATTACAAAAGCGAAGGATGGTGCTGTTTGGAATGATAAAGTATATCCCGCTCCTCCTGTGAGCGTGTATGATGTAAGTGGTGCTGGTGATGTATTTCATGCAACTCTCTCAGTAATTTCAACAGTGACTGGTGATCTTGAGATGGGTATCAAGTGTGCAGTTAAGTTAGCAACAAAATCTGTTGGACACGTCGGTACATATTGTATAACTAAAGAAGATATCATGGAGGTATTAAGTGAAAGTCTTGAACTTTCTGCGGCCTGAAAATGGACTGACAGAAGATCCTTTATATTATTTGGGATTTGAAAAATATGAAAAGGTCGCAAGAGACTGCTACCTTTTCATGGCAGACTTCTATGGTGATCTTTACTCTGGAAGATATGACGACAAAGAGAAAGTCGTTCTTACTCTAGAGGAACCTAACTTTTGTGTTGCTGGTGGAGACAAAGAAAGACTTCATGAAGTAGCAGATAAGATCTTAACCATTTGTCCTTACACAGCAGAACTATTCGATAATAGAGAATTTGTTTTCTTCCCTTTCTCTGAAGACTGGATTCCTCCCGAGTTGGAAAAAACAATTGATGTGTCTTACTTTGGAAGTTTCCCCAAGGCTATTCCTTGGGAAAGTTATATGAGGAATGTAGTTTCTAAGTATGACTTTAGATTCGGTCACTACAGCATGGGTAATGTTCCACGCTGTTCCTACAGAGACAAGATGATAATGCTTGCTCAATCTAAAGTTGCCATTGTTCATGGTCTCTGTAATATAAATCCAGAGACTGAAGAGAGATATTTAAACTTCCCCAAAGGAAGAGAGAACAAAGCATTCACTCACTTGAAAGAGGGCATCGCTCCTCAGATTAAATCAAGAATGTTTGAGGCTGCATTCGCTAATTGTGTCATCCTATGCCAAAGAGATCCTTGGAATCCCATTGAATACTTCTTTGAACCTGAGAAGGAGTTTGTATATTTTTCTGATGAATCTGATTTGGAAAAGAAACTCGATCACATTATCAATAATTTCTCAGAGTTTGACAGTATGAGAGAATCCGCTTATAATAGAGCAGTAGAAAACTATACCACCAAATCCTTCGTAAATAAGTATCTTCGGTAATGTCTAAAAAATATGTCGTGACAACGACAATCAATCCTGTCCAAGAGGCAACTGCACGTTATGCTGCAATGCGTGATTGGACTTTGATTGTTGTTGGGGATAAAAAAACTCCTCATAAAGAATATGAAGATCTGGATTGTATCTATTTGCATCCAGATTATCAGCATTCAGAGTATCGCATTGTTAGTGATGCTATTGGGTGGAACTCTATTCAGCGTAGAAACATTGGATTCCTTGAAGCATATAAACTCGGGGCCGAGGTTGTTGCGACTGTAGATGATGACAATATTCCTTATGTCGATTGGGGTAAGAATCTTCTGGTAGGTAAGACTATCGAGTGTGATCTTTGGGAACCAGAGGCAGATGTATTTGATCCTCTGTCTGTTACCAAGCACAACAACGTATGGCACCGAGGTTATCCCATTGAGTTGGTTCCTGAGCGACACAGAGTATCTTACAAAGGTAAGACCCTGAGAAAGGTTTTGGTTCAGGCAGATCTTTGGGATGGTGATCCTGATATTGATGCTATGGCCAGACTGTCTCAGAAACCATGTGTGAAGTTTGACGATATTACTGAACCGTATTGTTCAAACAAGATCGCACCATTTAATAGTCAGAACACATTTCTTCATCGGGATGTTCTTCCATTCTATGCTGTCCTTCCTCATGTAGGTAGAATGGATGATATCTGGGGATCGTATATTCTTCAGCATATTATTCCAGACTGTGTTGTTTATAACAAGGCATCTGTCTATCAAGATAGAAATGTTCAAGATCTTGTCACTAATCTTGAGAATGAGATTATTGGTTATCGTTTGACAAATAAAATGTTGAATGATCTAGAACATTATGGTGAGTATCTTACAGATCACGCAAAGATCTTTTGGTTCCAATACAGGAAGGCATATGAAAACTTATGTAATTGATATCGATGGAACGATCTGTAATAACACATTCGGTAAATACGAAGATGCCTCTCCGTATAGGGGTCGGATCGACTATCTAAATAAATTATACGATGAAGGTCACAAAATCATATACCTGACCGCACGAGGTATGGGTAGATATAAAAACTCCCGTATGCTGGCTCATAAAAATTTTTATGATCTAACATATAACCAACTGAAAGAGTGGGGATGTAAATTTCACGAACTTCATCTAGGTAAACCATCGGGGGATTATTATATCGATGATAAGGGATCATTCTCAGACGACTTTTTTGTGTATGAAAGACAGAGCTGCTGAACCAATCACAGTTGTTCCTAAGGGGTGGGGTCACGAAAAATGGATCGTGAACTGTCCAGAATATTGTGGTAAACTTCTTTACTTTATCAAGGGAAAGAAGTGCTCATGGCATTACCATGAGAAGAAAGATGAAGTTTTCTATGTTCACTCTGGTAAACTTGCAGTTTTTTACAGCGAAGATGATGATTTTGGGTCAGCCAAGAGACTGACACTTGGACCTGGAGATAAATTTCATGTTCCAACAGGACTAAGGCATCAAATGAAAGCCTTGGAGGATACAGTTATGTTTGAGTTCTCTACGGAACATTTTGATGAAGACAGTTATAGAATTAGGAAAGGAGATTAATGGCACTTTCATATAATGCTTTAGGATCTAACGGGCGACTTGGCAATCAAATGTTTCAGTATGCAGGCCTTCGTGGCATTGCTGCATATCACGGATATGATTTTTTAATCCCTCCCGATGACAGTTATGGTAGATCTAACTATGGTCTATTTGACTGCTTCAAAATGACAAACGTTGGAAGAAAGAATAAAGGATACTTTCAAACCAGCAGAAATCTTGCAACAGGACAGTTTCACTTTAGCGAAGACTTTATGAAGTCTTGTCCTGATGATTCTAACCTTCATGACTATTTTCAGTCGGAGAAGTGGTTCAAGCACATTGAAGATCAGATTAGAGAAGACTTCACCTTCACTGATGAGATCCTTGAATCTTGTAAGGAAGTTATTGAGGAGTTTGAAAATCCAATCTTTATGCATGTGAGGAGAGGTGATTATATCAGTCAACCTCAATATCATCCTTTCACTGGAATTGAGTATTATCAGAGGGCTAGAAGTTACTTCCCAGAAGATGTTCAGGTTCTTGTATTCTCTGATGATACTGAGTGGTGCAGACAGCAAGAACTGTTCCAAGGGGATGAATATTTTATTTCTGATTTTGATACTAGATATACACAGACAGCAGATACTAACGACGGGCCTGAGCAATCTCTTGTCCCATACTATGATCTGTGTATGATGTCTCTTTGTAAAGGTGGTGTCATCGCTAATAGTTCGATGAGTTGGTGGGGTGCTTGGTTAATTAAAGATCCTAAGTATCCTATCGTTGCACCTAAGCAATGGTTTGGTGAGGCCTATGCCGACTATGATATGAGTGATTTGCTCCCTGAACAATGGATTGAAGTTTGATGGATTTAACGTATATCATACCGGTCAGGATTGAGTCCGCTGACCGTTTAAGAAATGTAATTACATCGGTAACATACCTACTCAAGACTCTTCCTGATGCGAAAGTTATTGTAAAGGAGGTTGATAAAGAGAGTGTCTTTGCTGAGCAAGCACTCCCTGTTATTGAGAAATACGTTGATAAGACTAAGGCAAATCTTCTTCATGTTTTTGAGAAGAGTGAGTCTGATCTTTTTCATAAGACACGCATTCTCAATGACCTGATTGAGATGGCTCCAACTAGTATTGTCTGTAGTCATGATGTTGATGTGGTTTATCCACTCAAGAGTCACATCATGGCATATGAAGTAATTAAGAAGGGACAATGTGATGTTGTCTATCCTTATGGGTGTGGGGTTTATCAATATCAAGTTACATATCCACAGAACATTTACGAAAAGTTCTTGGCCAGTGAATTTGATATTCGAATCTTTGAGAACCATATGAGAACCGAATCATCTACTATTGGATGGACTCAGTTCTATCGTAGAAAGACTGCGATTCAGGCGGGATGGTGGAATGAAAACTTCCTGTCTTGGGGTGCTGAGGACTGTGAATTCTACTATAGAATGAATGCACTTGGATATAAGGTAAGTCGTGTTGAAGGTCCTATCTGGCACTTAGAGCACGGTAGAACTCATAACTCTCACTACCACAATCCCAAGTTCATGGAGAACCATCAACTGTGGCAGAACATTCGTACATGGGATAAAGATCAACTGCTGAAATATTATCGCAGTCAAGCATATGTGAAACAGAGGTTTGAAAAAAATGTTAGCCGTTAATTATCTTGGAAAACTGGGTCGTCTGGGTAATCAGATGTTTCAGTATGCTGCTCTGAGAGGCATCGCACACAATCGAGGGTATGACTTTGGCATCCCTCCCTCTCAGGGTGAAGATGAATGGAATGATCACCAGTTGTTCCAAGTCTTTGAACTTCCTCATCTCAATCCTCAAAACATTAAACTTCTTGATAGAGGACATGCCCCTGCTGCTAGAGAGAGATTTTTTGAGTTTGATCAAGAACTTTTTGATAAGTGTCCTAATGATGTATCTCTTCTAGGATTCTTTCAATCAGAAAGATACTTTGCAAATATCAAGGACAGTATCAAAGAAGACTTTGCCTTTCTTCCAGAGATTAGTGATCCAGTAGAAGAGATGTCAAAGGAGTTAAATCATCCAGTCTCTCTTCACATTCGCCGCACTGATTACTTGACTAATAGTGCTAATCATGCTAATCTGCCTTTGGAATACTATAGGCAGGCACTCGAACAGTTTGATGATACACGTCAGGTAATCATCTTTTCGGATGAACCTGAATGGTGTAAGCAGCAAGAAATGTTCAGTGATGATCGTTTTATGATCTCTGAGTCTGGAGACAACGCTGTTGATCTCTGCTTGATGACTAAGTGTTCTGGACACATCATTGCTAACTCTTCCTTCTCTTGGTGGGGTGCATGGCTTGCAGATTCTAAAAAAGTCATTGCTCCTAGTCTTTGGTTTGGTCCCAATAATCAAGATAAATCTACCCGTGATTTGATTCCTGAAAGATGGCATATTATCTGAGCGAAGAGAAGAACAAAGCCAAGTTTAAACTTACTGGTCTTCCTGAAATTTATTACATCAATCTTGATGATAAGGTTGAGCGTAAAGAATATATGGAGGGTCAGTTTAGGTATTGGGGTATTGAAAACTATACTCGAATCTCGGCACAGGACGGCAGGAATGATAGTCTTGCCGACACCTTAATTGGTGAGTATCCTCCCAATGTAACTCATGGTGAAATTGGATGCCTTACTAGTCATCTCAAAGCATTGAAACGATGGGTTGAAAATGGCACTGGAGATTATCTTTTGGTTATGGAAGATGACTGTGACCTTGAGACTGTAAAGCACTGGAAGTTCAAGTGGTCTGACCTCATGTCAATGGCCCCTTATGACTTTGATGTTCTTCAACTTGCTATTATTAATCCTGGTATTCTCTCCATTAGATTGCATAAAAGATTTGTCAATGATTTTTCCACAGCATGTTATCTAATCACTAGGCACCACGCTGAAAAAGTTGTGAGACTGCATTGTGTCGGTGATAAGTATAAGTTGGATCAGAAGATTAAACCAAGAGCCGTTGCCGATGATGCTATCTACAATAGTGGATTGACTTTTGCAATTCCACTTTTTCTTTATAAGATTGATATGGGATCTGATATTCATGCAGACCATATTGATATGTTCCATAGATCAAGTTATGAAGGCCTTTGGAAGTTCTGGAAAGAGACTGCACCTTTGATCGAAGACTGGAGGGGAATGTTTGATTACGATCCCTTCTATGGTCAACTTCCTCCTGAGATGCATCAGAATAATGACGGTTAACCACACCACTTGACAGAATCTCAAAGAGAATGTTAAAATAAATATGTTCAAGTGATGAAGCCTCAACTACTCGCTGTAGTCACTGAATCAAACGGAGTTTGTCGAAACTCCTTACATCCGCAGGTATAACTCTGCGAGAAACTTAGAGGTACTATTATGTTTAAATCCGCAATCGCAGCTGTTGCTGCTGCTCCTTTCCTTGCCACCGCTGCGTTCGCTGGTCCTTATGTTGAGAGCAAGACCACTGCTGCTGGCGTCATTACCGATGGTGGTGATTTCACTGGTGCTCAAACCGAACTTCGTGCTGGTTATGAGCAAAAGACTGGTGGTGTAACCGTATTCGGTGAAATCGGTCCTGGTTATGAGTGGAACAATGGTGGCACTAACGAAGCCGTTGCTGTTGGTGAAGTTGGTGTGAACTTTCCCATCGCTGAAAAACTGACTGGTAAAGCAAAAATTGCTGGTGAGTATGGTTTTGATAGCGAAGTATTTGCCCTTGGTGGTGAACTGAAAGTTCGTTACGCTTTCTGATACTTTAAGTATTAATACTCAGAGATGTCAGTATCCCCTAACATGGGGGGTCTTGACATCTCTTTCTTTTTGCTATATAATTGTGTAATAATTCTTTACACAATCTTATGACCGTAACTACGAATGACCGTGGTCAAATGAATATGTGGGCTAAAGAACCTCAGATGGTGTACGAAGAGTACAACCGTAAGGGACTGATGACCCCCATGCAGAGAACCGAGATGTACAATGGTCGCTGGGCAATGATGGGTATCATCTTTGGCTTGACATCCTATCTTGCTACTGGTAAACTGTTCTTCGGTGTTTTCTGATGGCAGCAGTCATCTTCACCGCAACCAGCGTTGCCTTTTTGGTATTGCTGTCTCATTCAATCAATCAACTTTCTGAGACTTATTGAAACCAATGACTTCCTTCAACATTACTCTTCAAGCACCTGACGGAACTGAGAATACTTTTCCTTGTGAATCTGATCAGTATATTCTTGATGCTGCAGAAGAGGCAGGTGTGGATATGAATTACTCTTGCCGTGCAGGTGCATGTTCATCTTGTGCTGGAAAACTGATCAGTGGGACTGTTGATAATGAAGAGCAGTCTTTCCTCGACGATGAACAGCAAGCAGAGGGATATATCCTTACTTGTGTGGCCTATCCCACTAGTGACTGCGTAATTCTTTCCGATCAGGAAGAGAATCTGTGAGTGCTGGTATGCTGGGGCAACTTGGAGTTGCCCTCCAAAGTCTAGACTGGAATGATCTAGAACTTGAAGTAAAGGTGGCAGGCACCTTAAAGAATGACAAGTTCATTGTTATCAAACCTGTAAAACAAAAAATTGATTCTGTACCTAATCCTGAACTGAAACAAAAACATGACCCGAGTACCTGAAGTAACTTTTCATACCCGAATCCGTGATGAAAGTATTGGTGGATCTAATCCTTACCGTTGGCAAGATGTGACTACCAATGACTACTTTGCTGGCAAGCGTGTAGTTGTATTCTCACTCCCTGGTGCTTTTACTCCTACTTGTTCTACTTATCAACTGCCTGGGTATGATGATAAGTATGAGCAGTTCCAAGCACTTGGCATCGATGAAGTATATTGTATTTCAGTAAATGATTCCTTTGTTATGAATGCTTGGTTCAAACAACAAGGAGTTAAAAATGTCAAGCCCATCCCTGATGGTAGCGGTGAGTTTACTTACGCTATGGGTATGTCTGTCAATAAAGCGAACTTAGGTTTTGGTTTCCGTTCCTGGCGTTATGCTATGGTAGTTAACGACGGTGAGATCGAACAGATGTTTGAGGAACCAGGGAAAGTCGGAAATTGTCCGATTGATCCTTATGAGGTAAGTGATCCTGATAATGTCTTGAACTACCTGAAAACTTATGCCAGCAAAAATGTTTAAATATATTCTTGCACGTCTCCGTTGGGGTTCTCTATCCCTACAACAAAAAGAAAAATTGCAATCTCTTTCATTTAAAGAGGTTCTAAACGTTCCCTATCTCATTCGCAAATACTAACCATGAAAAAATTTTTCACCCCTGAGGCAGAGATCCTCAATGCACGTCTGGCAATGATTGGTTTTGTTGCGGGCGTTGGTGCTTACCTCACTACGGGACAATTGATTCCTGGTGTGTGGTGATCATGACTTTGGGGGTTGCGGCCCCCATTTTTTGTGCTATAATACGTCACGACAACACTGAATTTTGAATGATTGTTGCTAGTCTAATTTGTGGAATCGCAACCTTTTATGGAATGGGCGATGGATTCCATGGTCAAACTACTGCAAACGGAGAACGATTTGATGCTTACCGTTGGACTGCTGCTCACCCTTACCTGCCTATGGGAACTAAAATTAGGGTTACAAACCAAGACAACGGTAAGCAAGTGATCGTAAGAATCAATGATCGTGGTCCTTATAGTCATGCAGATTTAGATTTGAGTTACGCTGCATTCGCTCACATTGAATCAACCCGAAAAGGTAATGCCACTATTTGTTATCGTATAGTCTAAATAAAGTGCCCTCTCTTCTGGCACAATGACTGTAGACTTACACAATTTTTTTAGGTTTTATAAACACGAAAATTCTCAACACGTTGCAGCTGTTCAATGGTTAGAGGATAATCTCCCTAAAGAGTATCTTGATGATGATGCTGAATGGGTTAAAGTTTTTAGAAAAGCAGCCCCAGGCCCTGCTGGAATTACTAACCCTCTCAAGGTTCCTTACTATCCTCAAACAGATAACTACACCAACGCTGAGCGCACTTGCAACTCTTCTTCCTGTGCAATGTGTCTTGAGTATTTCAAACCCGGCACTCTTCCTAAGGGTGAGAAAGGTGATGACGCTTATGTAAAAGAAGTCTTCAAGATTGGTGACACTACCGATCATGCTGTTCAGACTAAGGTTCTGGAAAAGTTTGGAGTTAAGTCTCATTTCTCTTATAACCTTTCCTTTGCTGATCTGGACAAGTCCCTTGCTGCTGGTAAACCAGTGGTTATCGGTATTCTCCACCGTGGTCCTATTTCTGCTCCTCGTGGCGGCCACATGTGCGTAGTCATCGGTAAGAAAGGCGAAGATTATATTGTTAATGATCCCTATGGTGATCTCAACGATGGTTACTCTTCCGATGTGCATAATGGAAAAGGTGCTGTCTATAAGAAGTCGGAACTGAAAGCACGTTGGTGTCCTGCTGGTAATGATGGTTGGGGTCGTATCTTTGATCAAGAACTCCCAAAGTAAATGGCGGTAGCAGCCCCGTTGCTGCTGCCGCTCCTAAAGGTGAATCTAAGACTGCTCCAGATGAAGTTCCTGATGCAGGACTAAAACTTATTAAGGAATTTGAAGGATGTAAATTGGAGGCCTACCCTGACCCTCTTTCAGGAGGACCCCCAATCACAATCGGATGGGGGTCCACCAGAGATAAAAACGGAAACCCCTTTAAATTGGGAGACAAGATTAGTCAAGATGAGGCAGATTCCTTACTCGTGGACGAATGCCGTAAGCACTTTTTACCTTCGCTGCGTAAGATTCCATTTTGGGACGAAATGAGCGACGGACAGAGAGGTGCTCTTCTCAGCTTTGCGTATAATCTTGGCGCTGGTTTCTATGGTAGCAGTAATTTCAATACTATTACCAAGAGACTGAAGGAAAAGGATTGGGCTCAAGTGCCTGATGCTTTATTCCTCTACCGCAATCCTGGTAGTCATGTAGAAGCAGGCCTTGCCCGCCGCCGTAAGGCAGAAGGTGAACTGTGGAAATCTTGATCTAAATACTAAAGATGTTTCTATACATTAAAAAAATGCTACCTAAGGTTTCCGAAGGAGCAGACAGAGAAGAAAAAAGAGAATGGTTAAGTGATCTTGTTAGAATAGTGATTCTGATTTGGTCTGCAGGCTTACTTACTGCCTCATATGTAAGACTTCCTGGTGGGCAAAAAGTCATGGACTTTGACCCCACTTTCATCGCTTCCGTCTTCTCTGGATCCCTTGCTGGGTTCGGTGTTGCTGTTGCTAGTAAAACTGCCATGAATGGCACTGGAACAAGTAATGGTGGTTCTCTACCAGAAGCACCTGTTTATTCACGTCCAAAAGACGAAGAAGAAAAAACAGAACCCGAAGTTCAACCTATTTGGGAAGAACCAAAAGCGGAACCTCCCGCTGAAGAGGCACCTGCAACTGACTTAGAGCAGCGTGTAGTTGCACTTGAAGCTAAGGTAGAGGGTGAAGAACCACCTGCTGAAGAAGGAACCGAAAGACCTCGTAGAGGAGATCTGTAAATATAATGATTCTCTGAACTGAATTGTTCTTTGGATCTACATATCGAGTACTTCGGTACTTGGTGACTACTTAATAATTTTTTGTTAAGAAAACACCAATTACCGAAGTATTTTTATGTCTTACGCTAAGAAGGCGCTTGCTGCAGCGTCAGCCTTATTAATGGGAACATTGCCTACATCAGCATTGGCACACACAAACTCCATTGGTTATGTCGGGGATGGAACTGGTGGAGTAACATTCTGGTATGGAAACTGGCACCCTGGAACCACCTTCAATGAAGCTGAACTTAAACTTGAAGGTGCTAATGGAACAAGTTATACAACAACCATTACTCAATTTAATTTACTTGAGAATTCAACTCCAGCTGGTTTGATTCCTGGAACAAACTACTTCACATCTGATGGAACTCAATTAGTTCCTTATGACACTAATATTCAAACATCATCTACTTGGCAAGGTGTAACTTTCACTGGACTTTCTGCTGGTGATTATACCTTCACTTATATTCCTTTGGGTGATGCAGAATCATATGACCCAACTGCTACTCCAACGGCAAACTGGGCTCCTATGGATAATATTATTCGTTCCTATACCGTTACTCTTTCAGCAACACTTCTTTCTGGTGATGCTAACCAGAATGGAATCCTGGACATCTATGAGTTTGGAACAGTACAACAACCATCAACACCAACTCTGGTAAGTTCTGTAACCAATCCATATTCTCAGTCTGTTGTTACTACAATAACCGAAACCCCATCAGAAGCAGATGGTGTTCAGACTGTTGATAGAAACACCAGAACTGATACAACCACAACATATGCGACTGTAGATACTTATAGTGATAACTCTACAACAACCGCATACTCAAGTTCTACTGTAACTACAAACGCAGCAGATAAGTTTACTGGACGTATTGATCAATTGGAAGCCCTTGATGCCATAAGTGGTGCATCAAATGGTCTCTTGGATCATGAACCAATTACAAATCACAAAAAGAAATTTAGAATATTTGAAAACAATACTCTGGTAAAATCTTATAATGCTGATGCTTATGATGGATTTACTACCATTTTAGGTGGTGGATTTGAATATGATTTGACAAAAGGATGGACTGCTGGAGTTCACTACAATGATCTTAGCACCGAAATGAAAGGTATAGATAGTATTTCACATCTTAAGAGACAGCATCTAGGTATCTTTAATAGTTTCCATGGCAGAGATCTTGCACTGGTAACAAATGCCGGTGGATCAAATGACACTTATGATTATGAAAGAACTATTGAGTCCCAATATACAAATTGGGGAGAAACAAAAGGACAACAGTGGTGGGTTCATAACAGACTGTATCTCAACAACTCTGGATCTATCAAACCATTCATCGGGCATACAGTTCAAAATGTAAGACGTGATGCCTATACCGAAACTGGTTCGGTTCAATCTGCAAGAAAAGTTGCAGAAGTCAATCAAACTTCTCATGTTGGTGAAGCTGGTCTGTTACTTGAAACCAGATTTGGTGGTAAGAAAAGGGATGTGATTGGTGTAAGTCTTGAAGGTTCTTACGGAACTGACAATTCTTATGGAGTGTCTGCTGCAATTGATTACAAAGAATCTATCTACATTGAAGCAGCACACAACGTTGCGGATGGAATGTCAAATAATTCTGTCGCAGCAAAAGTTAAGTTTAGATTCTGATTCTTGACAAGGGATAAATAATCTGGTATTATGAGGAGACCCGTCTAAATGGCGGGTCTTTTGTTATGAGACTTTGATTTGATTTAGAGCCGAGGAAGGTGCCTGCTGAGAGGTTAGGTGTACCCCCCTTCTATTCGGATGTAGAGTTCAATTAATTTTAGTGCAAAACTTCTTTACTGTAGCCCTGCCCCTTCTGGCAA